CAAGAAACTGTTTAGCAGTTGCTGAGCCTCCTCTCTGTTTATGGATCCTGCCTCAACGATTTTGATGTTGACGCCCCAAACAAGCGGTATAGCAGTATAATCAATGTCGAAAACACCATCCGCATATCGAAAGTGGTTCTGGCCCAAAATGATGTGCTTATCATTTTCACCCAGTAAACCTATGAAAACGCCGATACTATACACTGGAATATCTATTCCGCCATACCCACCGCTCAAACTTTTGCCTATCGAAGCGTCATGCCAGTCGACACGGACCAGATCACCCGGCCGCAAAGCCTTAACCTGTTGCAAAACCTGCTTATTCTTCATTATATCAACCTCGCAACCTTGTAACGGCTCAAATGGTCCGTCTTGCTACGGAGAGCATACAGGTAATCCGCAAGCAACAGCACTTCACGACCCAACTCCAGCGTTACCTCAAGGGTCTGAGTTTTGGCGTCGACTACGTACTCAACGGTCTCTATGCGGAAATCGGCATCTATGTTTTCGTTAGGTAATATGATATGGATTTTGTCCGCTTGCCAGACAGGTGTGCTGCCGTAATCGATAACCGTGCTCCTTGCCGTCAGGTATTCGGCCGGGTCCTTCAAGTAGGCAAGCAACGCTTTAGCCCTTAACAGGCACTCATTATCGCTGTAAAGCTCCTCGTCAACTTCCACGAGCTCACGTAAACCATAAGCGGATTGGCTTCCTGCATGCTCTGCGACCGCGGAGTAGCGGCAGTCACAGAAACGCAGATGATCTATGCCAAGGTATATTGTGCCCACCGCCGGATACGCGATTATGAAACGGATAGCGTCTATAGCGTCCCAGTTGGGCGTGCCGCTTACGGTCCAGCTAGGTGTCTGCGTCTGCAGTGTTACTTTGGTCCAAGCTGCTTTAGAGCCGATTAATGGGAATATGTCAATCTCGAAGTAACTAGCCCCTGAATAGAGCCTAACTTTCGCTGAGGCTAACGCATCCTGAGTCCCGGTCCAGTGATGCCAGAACACGACTTGTTTATAGCCGTCAGGTCCCCGCATTTTTATTGCCGAAAACGTTCTATGCAGCCATGTTTCTAGCTTCACACCTGCCCCGGTGCTGCAGATGCTATATGAGTCCGTGTACTTTTTTTGTCCGTCGACCGAAACGTGGTCGGTACTCAGAGCCACTGCATCATCGGCTGTCCAGTCGGTTGTGGTCTCCGTTAAGCCATCATCATTCGCATCGGATGGATATTGTTTTTCATTTGCGCCTTGACTGATTATCTTGTTTCTTATGCGATGGATGTCCTTGCGGTACTCGCTCGCCTCGATCTTCTCGGAGATGCTTACTTCTGAAGCTTTACTGTTCTTTGCAAAAAACTCGAACTTACCATCATACGCTACACGAAAATCGTAGCCGATAACGCCAGCCAAGTCAGATGACTCTGCAACGTATTTGATTATGTCCCAGACAGGCGTGTTTTCATAGGCCAGCTTTGTAAAGGTTGTGTCAGTATCTTCCACCAGCTCAACACCCGTGCCATCAAAATAGCGAACGTGGCTCAATCCAACATAATTGTCGAGCAAATCCTTGACGATCTCTTCGCCCTTCTTACTCTCGTAAGTCTTGGTAACAACCCTGCGAAAGAGCTTCTCTCCCCAGCAACGGCCAGAAATCCTAATGTAGTTTTCGGTTGGAGTTGATTCGCACCTGACGCTTTCAACACGGCAAGTAATCAACTGCGGAACAAACACGCCTCTGCCAATGTCGATATGCCCGTCCACTCCAACAAGGATGGGCGTCGTTCCGCCGGGACCGTACTTCTTATCCCAATTCTGCAACAGAACCTCGAAACTGCTTACTTCCTTCGTGCAGCCCAGATGGACTTGAAGATCTACTATGTCGCCCTGAGGCGGCGCAACGGCGCCAAAAGCAATGGTACACTTGGGAATTTCAACACTCAAGGCTACTCAACCCCTCGGCGATACAGATCTTCCTCGCCTGCACGTTGAATGCCACGAGTGCGGGAAGGCACCTCACTAGTGGCTGCGTTGAAGCTCTGGGCACTAGATGTTGCAGCATTCATACTGTTTGCAAAGGCCCACATTGCAACGGTTGCGGCCACAATGACTGCGATCCCTACCCCAGTCAAAGCCAAGAAAGTCGCCGTACTGATGTTTAAGGCGTTTGACGCAGCCACAGCTGCCCACTTTGCAGCGCTGTAGATGCCATGGGCTATGGATGAAAAACTTAAGGCTCCAGCCGTGGCCATTGTAGTTGTTCCTTCAACAGCGACGGCAGCTGTGTGCCCAGTCGTCATAAGCGTGAGGAAGCTGTACATTCGAGCTGCGGTAGAAACAACCATTACGATGGCCATCACGGTGCGCATGTATTTGCTTGTCTCTTTGTCCACGATTCCGAAGTCTGAGGCGAGCATTGTAAGTTCTGTCCCCATCATGGCAGTAGTCCTGATGCCGCCGGCGACCGTGCGCAAGCTCACAGTAGTATCTTCAGCATGCATCTGCATCTCGGTGAAGCTGGAGCCTGCAGCCTTAACATTCTCGCCCATCTCAATCGCTGAAGCCCCCACCTCGCCGAAAGCAACCTTGGCGCCTTCAAAGCTTGAAACGTCGATTGGCGGAATGCTTGGAACTTCAATCGGTGGAAACTCGATAAGCGGCATAATCGGAGCCTCAACTGGTGCGAATGTGATTTCTATGGGCGGAACCTCGATTGGTGGGATAACCGGGATGTCAATGGACGCAAACATGATTTCTGCTGGTGGAACGTCCACTGGCGGAATAAGGGGCGCCTCGACTGGGCCAAAACTAACCGTTATAGGTGACGCTTCAATTTCGGATCTGACACGAGCAGCGTCTTCCGCAATTCGACTTATCTCTGGACTCGCAAAGTTTTCCGTATGAATGGCCATTCTTTGACTTGAGACCTGCGTAGCCATGGCGCCAGCGTCAGAAGCGACCCTAGAAAATTCTGCGCTTGCCAAGTTCTGGGCAATAATGCTTATGCCTAATTCGTTGAAGCTCAACGGAAACCAGCCTCCCGCTTAGCCTGCTCAATGGCGCCAATAATGTTGATTTGGAGGCTTGGCAGATGCTCCTGAATCGCTGGATACAGATAAGGCCTCGCCTGCATGCGCCTAGTTCCCAATTCAACGAACAAAGCATAGGTAGCCTCGGCACCGATCTGAGCGACCCAATCCTTGATCGTTGCGTAAATTGTGCTTCGCAAGTGTCCAGTGACCACAGGCACGTTTCGCATCGCTGAAGCCTTCACATCGGCTGCCCAGCTAGTCAAGAAACGGTGAACCTGCTTCTGCATGGCAGAATCAAACCTAGTCATTGCGACCTGAAACTCCTCGATGCCTTCAACATTGCACGAAACTTCAACGGCCATGCATCTTCGCCTCCCGCTTAGCCTTTTCGATTTCCTCTTCTGTCATCTTGTCCATCTGGTTCAGGATCACAAGGAATTGCTGGACGGTTTTGGCTGGTTGTCTTGCGAGCTGGTTTGGGGTCCACCCGAACTCTTTGCAGAAGCGGAATTCTGTGAGGGCTTCGTTTGGCTTTTGTCTTCGGATTGCTCTGATAAAAAAGCACTCTCTTCTTTTGACACGTTGCAGAGTCGATTTGCTACCTTGCTCAGTAATTCGCCGAGCTCAACACCGACCCCTTCAGTTTCGCCGAGTAGTTTCGCGAGGGTTATGGGCTCGTTTTTAGGCTGTTCTTTCAGACTTGCACAAATCGTTTCAGCTTGTATCGCGACAAAGTCGCTGCTCTCAACCTGCCCAGAGACCCTGCTGTACTTGGTGTACTTTTGGATTATCCTGTTACGCCTTGCCCAAGTGATCTCACTGAAAACATAGCGCCCCTTGAATTCTTCGCCGTATTCCTCGCCTATTTCAACGGTTTCTTTTCGCATTTTGAATTATCTCCATAACGTTTATTCGGTTTCTGATGGCTGTGTTGATGTCTTCAAGCACTATTTCTTGCATCCACTTAGGCATCCTAAGTATTCGCTTTCCAAG